GATCTGGATGAAAAGTTCAGCATGCTTGAGCAACGTCTAAAAGTACTCGAGGAGGCATTGAAATGATAAATCCTATCATGGACCAGCTTAACCAATCCGGTTCCGGAGGAATTATGAGCATGATTGGTTCCATCCGCAACTCAAGAAATCCTCAGCAGATGATTGCTAATCTGGCAGCTCAGAATCCTCAAATGAGAGCTGTCATGCAGGAGATTCAGAATCATGGCGGTGATGCGAGAGCTGCTTTTTATGAGATGGCTCAGCAGAAGGGCGTCGATCCGAACATGATCCTTAATCAATTGAAGTAAACGGCATTGCACACAGGTGCCGCTTACACATAAACTCATGGAGGTGTTACTATGGACGCCGGTGAACTTGCTTTAATGAAAGACAATGAATTCGGTGGAGGATCCTTTATGTGGATCTTTGCGTTGCTGATTCTTATGTTCGGCGGTAATGGCTTTGGCTTCGGTGGAAACCGTGGCCCGATGATGCCCGGGAATTATGCGACGACTGAACAGATGACTGCCGGGTTTAATAATCAGGCTACGCAGAATCAGCTTCAGCAGATCGCTTTGAGCTCTGCGAACAACAACTACGAGACTGCTCAGCTGATCAATGGACAGACCAATACACTGATGCAGCAGAACAACACGAACCTGATCAATGCGATTCAGGGGTTCAATCAGGTCAATCTTACGATCCAGAATCAGACAAATGTTCTGGCTCAGCAGCTTCAGGCGCTTCAGGCCAAGATGGATTCTTGCTGCTGTGAGATTAAGACCCAAATGCTTCAGGATCGTCTGTCTGATCAGCAGATTCAGAATGCTGCTCTCAAGAATGACATCAGTAACTTCCAGCAGAGCCAGTATATCCTTGGCCAGACTGGCCGCTGGGTAGGATGGGCAACCAGTGGTTCTCAGGCGGCCGCAACAACCTAAGTGATTTGCTGGGCAGGTGGCTTATGTGTGGAGTCGCCTGTCCAGTAACTCTTATCATGAGGGGTGATTACGATCGCATATGTAATTAGTCATCCTGAGTACCTACAGCATTGGGGTATTCTTGGAATGAAATGGGGGAAGCGTAATGGCCCCCCGTATCCACTTGAAGACGGAGCACACAGTGCAGCAGAGCAGCGTGCAAATCCGTCAATAGCCCGGCGTGCGGCAAAAGCTGTAGGTCGGGTTGTAAAGGCAACTGCAAAAGCGGTTACACGTGGGGAAGGCCGTACGAGATGGAGCAAGAGCCCTCGTCGTCTGAGTGATGCTGATCTTGCTCAGCGTATTCAGCGTTTAAAGCAGGAAGAAGAGTATCGGAAGCTGATCGGTGCTAAAACGAGGGCGCAAATTACAGAAGCTCGTTTACAACGTGGACGGGCGTTCAGCTCGTCGTTTTTAACGGAACTTGGCAAGCGTACAGGTCATGTCGGTGAGCAGACATACAAAGACCTCCGGTTCCTTATCACAGAGGGTGCAAAGCTTCCGTTTAAAGGTATCAGTGCACTTGCAAGCGCTCAGGGGCGTAAAGCACGGTATGATGCTAAACTTGCAGCTCAGACGTCTAAAGACAAGTACGAACAGTACATGCAGAATACCGACGATTATAAGGCAAGGATTGCTCGTGAAACTGAACGGCAACTTACGATTAACGCAGAAAGGGCTGCTCGAGAAGCTGAGAAAGCTCAACGTGCGGCGATCAAAGAGCAACAGCGTGCCGATAAGAAAGCCGAACGTGCTCAGGCAAGGGCGAATCAGAAAGCCGAGCGTAGGGAAGAACGTCGTCAGTCTCGAGAGTATTGGGAGCGCTTGACTGCACCAGAAACTCCGGCTTTCCAAAAAGGGGTATGGAGCCCTGACGCGGTTGCTGAAAGAGCATACGCCGAATACAGTCGTTATCAAGCGGGTATGCAAGCAGCGCAGGCAATGATGAATCAACCGATGCCATATATGCCAGAGTGGGTTGATGGTTAACCATGATTTCAAATACGGCAACGCCAAAGTATTATGAGAAATTTCGTGACAAAGTTCTAGCCGGTGAAATTCTTGTAAATCACGAAGTGGCGCTTGAAATGCACCGGATTGACGAGTTGATCGATAATCCTCGGTATTACTATGATCCGGAGCCAGTAGATTGTTATGTCCGGTTTTGTGAGAGCGAGCTGACCTTAACCGATGGGTCCGATTTGCATTTGCTTGAGTCATATAAGCTGTGGGCCGAAGAAATCTACGGCTGGTACTATTTCATTGTCAAATCGGTGTACGTTCCTGGAAAAAATGGACGGCATGGCCAATATCGGACAATGCGTGTCAAGAAACGCCTTATTAACCGTCAGTATCTGATTGTTGGGCGTGCTGCTGCTAAAACGCTTTATGCTGCTACGCATCATGCATATTTTCTCGCATGTAATCCTAAGGCCACACATCAGGTCGCAACTGCTTATACAATGAAGCAGGCCGAAGAGGCAATCAATCCTATTAAGACGGCCATTACACGTGCCAGAGGTCCATTGTTCAAGTTTATGACTGAAGGATCTCTTCAGAATACTACCGGCAATAAATCGAAGCGTCAGAAATTGGCCTCGACCAAGAAGGGTGTAGAAAACTTCATTACCGGTTCATTGCTGGAAGTCCGTCCGATGCGGATCGATGCACTTCAGGGATTCAGCAGTGCGATGAACACTGTAGACGAATGGCTGTCTACCGATACTCGTGAGAATCCGATTACCGCTCTTGCTCAGGGCGCTGCCAAATGTGATGACTGGCTGATCATTGCTATGAGTTCTGAGGGAACCGTCCGTAATGGCGTTGGCGACAGCATCAAGAAAGAGCTTTCTGATATTCTCAACGGCAAGTACCGGAATGACCATGTGTCAATCTGGTGGTATAAGCTTGACAGTGAGAAAGAGCTGAATAATCCTGAGACCTGGATCAAAGCGAATCCAAATCTCGGGTATACTGTTAGTTACGAGCAGTATGAAGATGAATTACGGGAAGCTATCGCAGTACCGTCAAAGCGCAATGAGATACTTGCAAAGCGTTTTGGATTGCCAATGGAAGGTTTCACTTATTTCTTCCGTTATGAGGAGACACTTCCGCATCGGCATCGTGATTACTGGGAGCTTCCCTGCGCTTTGGGAGCCGACCTTTCACAGGGCGACGACTTCTGCGCTTTTACTTTTCTGTTTCCTGTCAGAGATCGGTTTGGCATTAAATGTCGGGCTTATATCTCTGAGCGCACGATGATGCGGCTGCATCCGGCCGGGCGTGAAAAATACGATGAATTTGTCAAAGAAGGCACTTTGATCGTTATGCCTGGTACTGTGCTTGACATGATGAGCATATACGACGATCTTGACCAACATATCATAGATTGCAAGTATGATGTGCGTGCTTTCGGTTATGACCCATATAATGCTGCGGAATTTGCAGAAAGATGGAAGAATGAGAATGGCCCGTTCGGTGTGTGCAAGGTAATTCAGGGAGCCAAGACAGAGACAGTACCACTTGGTGAGCTGAAGCAGCTTGCAGAAGACCGTTTGCTGCTGTTTGATGAATCTTTGATGTCTTATGCTATGGGTAATGCCGTTGTATGGGAAGACAGCAATGGTAACCGGAAGCTTAGCAAGAAGCGTCATGAAGAGAAGATCGATCCAGTCAGTGCGATGATGGATGCGTATGTTGCATATAAGGCGTTTGCTGAAAATTTCGAATGAGGAGAATTTAAATGAGTGCATATTATGGCGCGGCAGTTGGCGGATATTCTCCGCGTGTCATCTGTCATAAAATTCAGATTGAGGGATATACTCGTCGTCTGAAGAATGGAAAAATTGTAAATGTTAATGGGTATGTAAGTTCCCGCGATGCTGCGGAAGATCCTACATATGCGAGGACTACATCTTCAAAGGGCGGTACTCGTCAAAGCAGAGATAGTATCACTCGGGCTAACATTGCGAATGCAAAGAGCAGGTTTAGCACTGGTATCAGTCGTGCTGGCAGATCCGCTCAGTCGCTTTATCGTACGACCGTTGGCGGTGGAAGGTACAATTCGAACATTCCAGATGCTCGCGAGCGCGTGATTGATTATGGGCGTGAAGGTCTTAGGAATGCTGCTGGTGCTGCTGTTGATATTGCCGGAGGCTATGCTAAACTCGTTGCTGATAAAATTGGCGACGTGATGGCGGATGGCTATAATGCTTTTAAGTCTGCTATTAGCACTGCTGGTTCTGCGATCGCTAAGGCTTTCAATGCTGGTAAGAGCTTTATCGAAGGGATTATTGGCTCGGTTAAAGATATGTTTAAGCGTAAAGAGCCCAACCATAACCTTCCGGTGACTCAGGTTAATCCGAAACTTCCTGGCATTACATTGAAACAACAGAATCCGAACAGCAAGCTTCCTGGTATTACTGTTGTGCCGACGTCTCAGGAAAGAGCTGCTAAGAGAAAGAGAAATAGCGGTCCGTATACAAGAACGCACTGACGAGAGGTGAACCATGCCGTCGATGAAAGATAGGCTGGTGCATGCCTGGAATGCATTTAATGGGCGTGACCGGCCGCAGAATCTGAAAGAGCTCGGTCCGCCCACTTATGCCCGGATCGACACGCCGAGGATCAAGCGCGGAAATGAGCGATCCATTATTACGGCGATTCTGAACCGTATTGCAGTTGATGTCGCAGCTATCCCGATGCGCCATGTGCGTTTGGATAATAATGGGACGTTTCTTGAAGATATTCATGATGGCCTGAACAATGTCATGACCGTCGAAGCGAATATCGATCAGCCGGCCCGGGCATTCATGCGCGATCTTGTGCTGTCAATGCTGGACGACGGCTTTATTGCTGCCGTTCCGATTGACACAACCCTGGATCCAAGGGCCACAGGAAGTTATGACATTGAAAGCATTCGGCGTGGTCGTATCGTTGAGTGGCGTCCGCGGCATGTGAAAGTGGAAGTCTATAACGACAATGCCGGACGAAGGGAAGAATTGATATTTCCAAAAAAGATGGTCGCTATTATCGAGAATCCGTTCTATGCGATCATGAATGAACCGAATTCAACTTTGCAGAGGTTAATTAGGAAGTTAAATCTTCTTGACGCGATCGATGAGCAGAGTGGATCCGGTAAATTGGATATGATCATTCAGCTTCCTTATGTAATCAAAACCCAGATCAGGCGCGAAGAAGCTGAAAAGCGTCGTACTGAGATTGAAAAGCAGCTTGCCGGATCTAAACTTGGTATTGCGTATACTGATGGCACTGAGCGCATTATCCAGCTTAATCGCCCAATTGAAAACAATCTGATGGCGCAGATCGAGTATCTGACAAAGATGTTGTATTCTCAGCTGGGCATTAGCGAAGCAATTCTTGATGGAACCGCTGACGAACGGTCGTTGCTAAATTACTATAATCGGATGATCGAGCCCATTCTTGATGCAATCAAAGACGAGTTTGAGCGAAAGTTCCTGACCAAGACGGCCAGGTCTCGCGGAGAAGCGATTCGTTATTTCCGCAGCCCGTTCAAGCTGACGCCGGTGGTTGATCTTGCGAACATCGCTGATGTGATGACGCGTAATGCGATTCTGAGCAGCAATGAGCTTCGTGCAGTGCTTGGATACCGTCCGAGCGATGAACCGGACGCCGACCGTCTGATGAACAAAAACATGAATCCGTATGATGCCGGACAGGAAGAGATACCTCCGGATCAGAATTATCCTGCAGAAGGGGAGCAATACAATGCCTGACGTGAAATTCGATTTTAGCGGTTGGGCGACAAAGAATGATATTCTGTGCACCGATGGGCGTACCATCCGGCAGAATGCGTTTAAAGAATGCGACGGAAAGAAAGTTCCGCTTGTTTGGATGCACAACCACAAAGACCCGAGCAATGTGATTGGCTTTGCCCTGTTGGAGAATCGCAAGGAAGGCGTGTATGCCTACGGTGCGTTTAACAACAGCGATATGGCCAGAGATGCTCGTGAAGCGGTGGTCCATGGTGACATCGATTCTTTGTCGATCTATGCCAATCAGCTGAAACAGCATGGCAATGACGTGATCCACGGTGTGATCCGTGAGGTCAGTCTTGTCCTTGCCGGGGCAAGTATGGGCGCGCATATTGACCGCCCGATCCTCGCACACGGCGAAAAAGCCGGAGATGACGAGGCGATTATTTACAATGAGGAAGGCACTCTTTATCTCGAGCATGCTGACGATGAAGATGACGACGAGGCCGACGAAGACTCTGACGACTCTGAAGTGGACGAAGAGGAAACGGATGAGGATGAAGAAGAGGAAGATGGCTCCGATGAATCTGAGGAAGATGGAGAAGATGAAGGAGAGGGCCTCGAACATGCCGATAATGGAGGAGCTCAAATGGCGGACGATAACCGTACAGTAGCTGACGTATTCAACAGCCTTTCCGAAGAGCAGAAGACTGTTGTCTATTACATGATTGGCCAGGCGCTCGAGTCTGGCGATAGCGATGGAGGAAATGAAATGAAACACAACGCTTTCGAAATGTATGATGAACCCGAGTTCGTGGTCACCAAGGAAGATACCGAGCAGCTGTTCAATCGCGCGAAGGCACTTGGCAGCCTGAAGCAGGCCTGCGAAGAAGCCATGGAAGATGGCGGCGTGCTGTCCCATGCAGTCACCGATGATGATGGCAATACCGTTACTTACGGCATTGCGAACCTGGACTATCTGTTCCCGGATTACCGCGAACTGAACGATGAGCCCGATTTCATCAAGCGGGACGACGATTGGGTTGCGGTGTTTAATGCCGGTGTCAAGAAGACCCCATTTGCCCGCATTAAGACCACCCACGCGAACATCACGATGGAAGAAGCGCGTGCCCGTGGTTACTTCAAGGGCAACAAGAAGGTCGAAGAAGTCTTCGCCCTGCTTCGTCGGTCCGTGGATCCGCAGACCGTGTACAAGATGCAGAAGTTTGATCGTGACGATATTATCGATCTGGCCAACTTCGATGTTGTTTCCTATGTGAAGAAGGAAATGCAGGAGATGCTCAAGGAAGAGATCGCCCGGGCTTCTCTGATCGGTGACGGCCGTGTTCCGGATGATCCCTACAAGATCAAGGAAGAGCACATCAAGCCCATTTACACCGATGCCGATACCTACACCATCCGTATTAGCGTGACCCCTGGTAATACGACCGAAGATACCGCCAAGAATGCCCTGAAGGAAATCATCCGTAAGCGTAAGCTGTACAAGGGCTCCGGTAATCTGACTGCGTTTATGAGCGAGGATTGGCTCAGCGAGTTCCTGCTCCTGGAAGATGGTTTCGGTCATCCGCTGTACAAGGACAATCAGGAGCTGGCCCGCAAGATGCGCGTCAACAAGATTGTGACTGTGCCGCTGCTGGAGGGCCTTACGAATGCCGGTAAGGAATGCATCTGCATTATGGTCGACCTGAAGGACTACACCTGGGGCAGCAACAAGCTTGGCGAGACCACCTTCTTCGATGATTTCGACATTGACTACAACCAGTACAAGTATCTGTACGAAACTCGTCTCAGCGGCATGCTGATCAAACCCTATTCCGCGATGGTCGTGGAGGTTCCGACAGCGGGAAACCCTTAACGGGCCTCACCGTTGAACCCGAAGACGATGAGGCAGAACTTCTCGGGAAAACTGTAAGTTCTCTCCAGAGCGGTGTTTCCGTAGGCGCTAATACCATCAGTGGTCTTTTGAAGAAAGTGACCGGTTATACCGGATTTAGTGGTAATACTTCCGAACAGTCCGGTCATTATCTCGCTCTCAAGTTTGATGCTGTGGATGGCGTGACTGTTAGCGTTGAACTCGTTGGCGGAACAGTCGGACATCCTGTCGAGCTTGACAGTGATATGAATATGGTCCTCAGGATTACTAATCCGGAGACTCAAAAGATCAAGGTTATTGCCACTGATGGCACGACAACCGATTCGAAGACTTATAGCTTGACTCGGCTTGTGTTGGCGGCTTAAGGAGTAGCGATGGCAAGATATTTCGGAAATGTAGGCTTTGTATTCAGTACGGAGAAAGCACCGAGCGTCTTCGTTGAAGATGCAATTGAGCGTCCATATAAGGGAGACGAAGTTACGGTATATCACCGACTGGAGAAAGGCGAGGGTGTGAACGACGATGTTGAGATCGGCAATCAGATTAGCATCCTTGCCGATGCTTACGCATACGAAAACTTCTTCGCCATAAGATATTTGACCTGGATGGGGCAACGCTGGAAAGTCAGTAAAGTGACGATCCAGCGCCCCCGATTAATTATGGATATTGGAGGAATCTGGAATGGAAGGACGCCTGAGTCTTGACGAAATGCTGCGTGAAACATTCGGAAAACGCGTGCATTATTATTTCCAGCCTCCGACCGGCATGATGCTGCAGTATCCGGCACTCGTTTACAGTCTGGATAATCTGCAGGATCGATACAGCGATAACCGCGTATGGAACCGACGTCATGCATATGCAATGCTGTTGATCACTGACGATCCGGATAATAGTCTGGTAGATGAAATTGATGATCTTCCGTATTGCAGCATGTCGGGGCGTCCGTACGTGGCAGATAATCTCTATCATTATCCTTTTACGATTTATTATTAAGGAGGAACCCCAAATGGCAGTTTTGACTTGGGATGGAACTGGCGAGCGTTATTATCACCTTGGCGTCAGCAAGGGCGTGCTTTATGTCCAGAAGTCTGACGGTACCTATGAAAATGGCGTGGCCTGGAACGGCCTGACCGGCGTTGACGAGTCTCCTGACGGCGGCGATGCGAACGACCTGTGGGCCGATAATATTAAGTATGGCTCTCTGCGTTCCGTTGAGAATCACAAGGGCAGCATTTCCGCGTATCAGTATCCCGATGAATTCAATGCCTGCGACGGCAAGTTTGTGACGGAGTCTGGCATTGTGATCGGCCAGCAGAAGCGTACTTCTTTCGGCTTCTGCTATCGTACTGAAGTTGGCAATGATACCGGCACCGGCAGCGATGATGGCTATATCCTGCATATTGTCTGGAACGCGATGGTCAATCCGTCTGATAAATCTTTCGAGACGATCAACGATAACCCCGATGCGATCGAGTTCGATTGGGATTACGAGTGCGTTCCTGTGACCATGACCGCTGTTGAAGGCGTGACTCATGTGTCCTCGATCGAGCTTCCCAGCCTGAAGCTTGGCAAGGCGAAGATGACGGCGGCCGAAGATCTGCTGTACGGTACTGCGACTAAAGAACCGACGCTCCCGACCCCCGATGCCCTGATCGCGGCGATCAACGCGGCGACCTGATAACCTCTAAGGACGGCTCCGTCATCTTGCGGGGCCGTCCCCATTTCTTTTTTTTACTTTGAAAGGAGACAAAGCATATGTTGAAGCGTACTTTTACCTACACTGATTACAATGGTCAGTCCCGTACGGAGGATTTCTATTTCAACCTGACCCGCGCTGAAGTGAATGAACTTGATATGAGCGCGTACGGTGGCCTGCAGGCGATGATGAACCGTCTGCTTGACGAAAAGAATACCGAGGAGATTGTTAAGATCTTTAAGCGGATCATTCTGAGCTCTGTCGGTCAGAAGAGCATGGACGGCCGTCGTTTCATCAAGAACGAAGAGATCCGCAATGATTTTTACCAGACGGAAGCGTACAGCCAGCTGTTCTGCGAGCTGATCGCGAACCAGGACGATGCGCTTGGCGTATTTATCCGTGGCGTGGTCGGTATCCCTGAGGGGACTCCGATGCCTACTGCGGCTTCTACACCCATGGCTGAACAGCAGACGTTTCTTCCGGCTACCTGAGGACTGACCGATGCTCCGGCTGACGATTGATGCATGCGACTATTACGATCCCGTGACCGAGACGTTCGAAACGTTTCCGGCCGTAACGCTTCAGCTTGAGCATTCACTCATTTCCGTGTCAAAATGGGAGGCAATTTACCACAAGTCCTTTTTGTCAACCCCTCAGATCACGGCCGATGAGTTCCGGGATTATGTCCGATGCATGACTTTGAATAAAAACGTTGACGACTCAGTGTACCAGCGTTTGACGATGGTGCATGAAGGTATTATCCGTGATTACATAAACAACCCGATGACTGCAACAACCATTAACGACAAGGGCAAACCTCCGAGGCGCGGTAAAGTGACCACCTCGGAGGAACTCTACGGTAATATGGTAATGCTCGGCATACCGTTTGAGTGTGAAAAATGGCATCTGAATCGTCTGATTATGCTGATTCGAGTGTGCAGCATTCAGCAGAATGGTGGCGGCAGTCGAAAGATGAGTCCTAAAGACTATGCACAATGGAGCGCTGCCCAGAATCTGGCGCGGCGTGCAAAAACAGGATCGAGAGGATGACACTCATGAAACCAATAGTCAGCTTTAAGCAGAAAGGTGATTTCAAGAAGACTGAAAAGTTTCTGCATGGCGTGACCGAGCGCTTGAATCGCCATAAACTGGATAAATACGGCCAAAGAGGGGTCGAAGCCTTACGGGCAGCAACTCCGAAAGATACCGGAAAAACAGCTGACTCCTGGTCTTATGAGATTGTCGAGACAAAAGGGCGTACCTCGATCTACTGGCGTAATAGTAATATTGTAGATGACTGGGCGAATGTGGCCATCCTGATCCAATACGGCCACGCAACCAGAAATGGCGGATTTGTGCAGGGGAGAGACTACATCAACCCTGCCATCCGCCCTATTTTCGATGAAATGGCAGATGAGATTTGGAAGGAGGTGGTCACGGCATGACCGAAGTGGATCAGAGAATCGTTGCAATGCACTTCGATAACGATAAGTTTGAGAAGAATGCAAAGAAAACGATGGATACCCTGGATGAACTGAAAGAGCATCTGAATTTTGACGGCGCATCGAAAGGCCTCGAAGAATTAACCAAACAGACAAAGGATCTTGGCTTTGCAGATACATCGAAGAAAGCAAGTGCCTTCAGCAAGGCATTATCTGGGATTCAGTCAACTGCTAAAAAGACATTCAGCGCTGCGACCTTCCCCCTCCGGTCTCTTGGCCAGAGTATCCGGTCGTTAACGAATGACGTACAGCGCTGGATCGGAATCGATTTGGCGCATACAATCGAGCAGGCCGGAAAGTCGTTTGTCAAGTCCCTGACGATCGACCCGCTTTCTACTGGCTGGAACGAGTACGAGATGAAGATGGACTCCGTAAAGACCATTATGTCGAGTACTGCAAAGGCATTTGAGGGTTTTTCAGAGGAAGCGCATCTTGAAACCGTTAAAGGATATCTGGAAGAGCTGAATGTTTACGCGGATAAGACGATTTACAGCTTTAAGGACATGACTTCGAACATCGGTAAGTTTACAAATGCTGGTGTAAGTCTTGAGAAAGCGGTACCTGCGATGAAGGGTATAGCCAACCTGGCTGCTTCTGCCGGTCAGGGCACCCAGCAGGCGTCGATGGCGATGTATAACTTCTCTCAG